CTCTCTGTTTTGAGTAAATTCTTTTATTAATTCTTCTATCCTATCGCAACACCACGAAGAATTGTTTATTCTCTCTTTGCCCATAACTTCCTCCTTGACAATAGTTTTAATTGATTATTTTCCATCGTCCGTCTATCTTTTTCCAATGTTCGATACTGCTGCCTGATATGTCAACACTACATTCACTATACCATTCTTCCGTATCTATAACATTTTTAAAGATATAAAACTCATCACTATGTTTCCGTTTTGCCGATTTGATTATTTCATTGTAAGAGGATTTAAAGATATCCTGTGTCATATGTGCGTATTGTCTTCTCGCTGCCATACTTAACCCTCCTCATAAAATACACGTTCTATTACATATCAAATAAATCGCTGTGTGTTCCTGTTCTTGTGAGATACAAGATTAATTCTCCGTTATCAACTTCATAAATTAAAAGCCAATCAGGTGTAATATGACATTCTCTACAACCTTTGAAATTTCCGCTTAAAGCGTGGTCTCTGTTCTTCTCTGGCAAAGATTCTCCGTTTGCAAGTTGCTTGATGATATTCTTTATTAACGATATATCATAACCTCGCTTCTGCACACGCTTCAAGTCTTTTTGAAAACGTGATGTAGGCTTTACTGTGTATTTCATGCAAGTAAATCCTCCATCATTTTATCCACATCGTCATAGCCTTTATACTCTGACGGATTTTCCTTCATACGTTTAACTTCTGCTATAGCTTCAAGAGTATCAGCATTTGGAACACTTGCTGTAACCTTAAAAGGTATTCCCTGTTCTCTGATAGCTTGTTTCGCTGCCATCATAAAATATGTGGTAATATCCAAGCCAAGTTTTCCGACCAGCTCCTGAAGTTCTGTTTTTGTTTCATCATCAATTCTCATTGTAATATTTGCCATAACAAATACCTCCTTCTGTACTTACAATTATATCATATTGTATGCACATTGTCAATACATTGTGAGTACAAATTTAAAGAAATTTTCTGTTAAAATCGTGGTTTTATTCCGCTTCATTCAGCATATTCATCTTCCCATATCTTTTCGGCTTCGTCAATTATCTTCTTGATTTCGTCCTTGCTAAGATTCCATTCTCTGCTGTCATTTAATCCGTAAGCATAATCATTTAAGTACATACTATAGGATTCCATTCCCTTTTCATAATCTTCATCATTCCATTCGCAGAATGTAGAATGAGTAAATTCGCAAAGTTCATAAGCCTTTTCTCTGATTCTTTCGATAACTCTCTGCCATACTACAGGCTGCTTTGTTGTAAAATCAAATTCAACTGCATATAAATATCCATCTTCATCCTTACAAAGACAAGCATTATCAAGGTCGTAGAAAGAGTCAATGTCTTTCATTAACTTGTTTTCGGTCTCTGGTGAAATATCCTTGCCTTCATAACAGTTATGTGTGGTATCTTCAAAGTCAAGAACATATCCTGCTTTCTTAACTGCGTATTCTTCGTTGCTGATAATTGTAAAGTTTTTCATAGTTTTGTCCTCCTGAATTGTGATTTGATTTCTATTATTCCTTTTAATCAACATTTATTACTTATCATATTTCCCATTAACTATATTTCTGTGCAGATCAAGTTCTGAAAGGTGGTTGCTGACTTTATCTTCATGCAGCTTGACAAAATCAATCTTATGATGATCGTAATTATCCAACTTGTTTTCAATGCTTGCTTTATAAAGGTTATAACCTACTACTAAAGCTATTATTGATATAATCAGTTCCATAACAAATCCTCCTGAATTATGGTTTAATTTTTCCGATATAGTAATTATATCACACTTACTGTCCTGTTTTCAACCCTGTAACCATAGAAATTACTGAAAATTTCATCCATAATACTTGATTAATGTTTCCAGTCCTATATCAAGGTTAGCACATACCTGTGCATACGCTTTACGCATCTGAGATGTATAATGTTCTGTTACCTTTAAATTACTGTGCATTAACTTCTGTTTTAATAATTCAAGTGCGTTCCAGTTGATTTTAAGCTCGCCTGATTCCATCATCTCATCAGCTCTGACATAAAAGTTTTCGCTGAATGTGTTTCTTAAACTGTGTGTATTAATCATCTGCTCAATACACTCATATTTTCCATTCTTTAAATACTTATCTCTGTCAGGATTATTCTTTGTAATAATTCCGATATCAACAAGCGACTTCTTTAACATTACTTCCATTGCCTTGCGTGTTAATGGCTGTAATTTTCCATTTTCTTTCTTCTTGTGGTTGCCCTCTGCGGTAAACAAGTAATCGTCAAGGTCTCTGGGATTCTGGCTTAAATACATACGAATGATAATTTCCGTTGCAAGATTGTTGTAATATACGTTCTTCTTGCCTGTTTTCTTTTCACCATCTTTGATACTGAATATCGGGCGAATATCTCCCGTAAAACTGTTGATTAGATTGCTAAACTTTAATCTGCATAAGTCGCTATATCTCATCCCGGTGTTAGCACCCAACACAAGAAACATAGCATCTCTTAAACGGTCATTCTCAATATAAAAGCCTAACAGTCTATTATAAATAGGTACAGGAATATCGTTCATTTTTCGCTTTGCGAATATTGTGTTTTCATCTTCACACTTCTTTGCTTCTTCCTCTGTAGGCTTATTTATTGTAATTCGATTTCCATGTAACTGCTGACGGATTGCCACTTTATCAATAGGCTGATTGTTATGGAATGGTATTAACTTCTTTGTTGATTTTTCCATTTCTGTAAAAGTCTGCTGTACTGCTGCGTTCATATTTAATCCTCCTCGTTGTAATAATCGTCCGAATATTTTCCCCATGCTTCAAGAACCGTTGAAGGTACATCCACAAATATTTCAACTTCATTCTTTCCGATTGCCTGACAATGATGTACGACTAAATTTGCAAAGCCTGAAGGACTCATTAACAAATATGTTACATCAATTGTAACCGAATTTTTATCATAAGATTTAGCATATATCTTTGTATCTCTTTCGATAACCCTTACAATATCTCTGATAGTCATATTTATTCCTCCTCTGGCTGCTTTAAAAATTCTATGTAAATTTCTTTTGCTGTCATTAATCCTATTCCGATGATAATAAAGAGAATACTTGCTGTAAATTCTCCGAGTAATGTCATCATAAGTATTGATATGATGATTATTAACGCTCCAGTAAACTTCTGTACAAGTAAATTTCCGTTTAACTTGACATTTTCTTCCATCTGTGATATACTTTTACTATGTAATGTTGTATGATTTGTGTATTCCATGAATTTATACCTCATTGTGTATTGACTTTTAAGATCTTATCTCATTTTATTTTTCTGTTGCCCTTGTTTATCAAGGGCGTTTTTTATTTGTACTTGTGTTTGTTATTATCAATCCATTCCTGCTCCCACGGTTCAGGCTTGAAAGCTGGGTGACGTGCATAAAATCCGCCTGTCTGATTGTATTTATGTGCCTTGTAACTGTCTGTGAGATTTTCCAGTGTGCCGATTGCAAGTGCTAATAATAACCAAAATAAAAACATTGTTGTTGTCCTCCTTAAATTCTTACGGGCATTAAAATTGCCTCACCGATTGCAGATTTAAAATATATAGGTTTTACTGTAGGATTAAATCCTGATACATATATATAAACTTCTGTATCTTTCCCCATAATAGCCATGATATTGAGAAAGTAATTATAATTAAAGCCATAAGTTTTTCCGTTATGTTCAAATGTAAAAGGATTTTTGCCTTTGATTTTTTCCTCTTTTGACTTCTTTTTAAACGCCTTTATTTCTTCAATATCAAATTCCCTCTTGCAATAATCTTCCATGTCATACGGTAAAACACTCTCTACAAGTTTTTCTGATCTGTCATGTAAAGTCATTCCGTTGATTATTTCGTTTAATCCATCTGCGTTTAACCTGTAAACAATTGCACCATTTTCAAATAATGTAACAGTCTGTTTTTCCTTGTTGTAACTCATCATATCAGGTCTGTCACCCTCTAAGATAGCTGATTTTAATTTATTGATTTTATTGTACTGTGTTTTTGTCATTGTGATTCCTCCTTACATCTGCTCCTGCTGCTCAAGCCTTAAATCTTCAAGTAATTCTTTCATTTCTTCCGTCATTGTGATCCTCCTACAAAATTCCGATTTTATTAGTCAAAAATGTAAGCGTAACCTGTTGATTTTTCCTTGTTGCTCTGTCCCCACTTAAACTGATATTTTGAACTATCCCCGTTTGTATTCCAGTTAAGCGTTTCCTTTAAGTCATCAATATTAAGAAAGTATTTGATTCCTCTTTCCTTAATTCTTTCCTCGCTCCAAAATTCATTAGTTCTGTTATCATAAACAGATACAGTCTGAATTGTTAAGTGTGGATTATCTTCTACAATAGATTTTCCTTTATAACTTTCTACTGTAACTACAAGTTTAGCCTGTTGCAATGTTTTTCTTCTCATAATATTACCTCCGTTAAAGTCCTGATTTTAACGGCATACATCATACAAATAACTGTATCCGTATTCACGTTTGATATACTTCTTTAACCACTCATAAACATAAGCAGGACAATTATTTCCACTTGAATAATACTCAAACCAAAATACTTTGCCTTTAGTATCTGCAATTATTCCAGCTATGCCCTCACGATTAAGTACATCATAGACTTTTTGTGCAATTTTCGTTGTAGCATTTTCCAACTTTTCAAAAATTTCATATTCAAGGTTAATTGTGCTGCTCATAGTAAAATCCTCCTCAAATACTGTTATTTATCCATGTTAAACAACATTCAAAATCATCGCTTGAATAAACTGTTTCTCCGTCATAGTCGCTCACTACATAAGCGGTTGACTCTCCCTCACCTATGTAATATTCTCCGTCATTAATAATCCAAATTGTACCCTCTAATCTGATATTCATAATAAAATCCTCCTCATATTTCCACATCTGCAAACTGCTGTAACTCTGATACAAGTCCTTCAGGGCTGTTTGCGTATTTTTCCATCCATACATCAAAATGATGTGCAAAATAATTTTCCATGTTTTCAAGCTGCTCAGGCTTGTTTGCTATTATCTGAATAGCTGTTGTAAATGCTTTTGCAAGTGTTTTATTATCCATTTGTCAAGACTCCTCCTTTTAATCACGCCCTGCAATCTGAATATAGATCCAATCAGCTAAAGCCTGATAGCGTTTAATTGAATGGTCGCTTGTGATTTTCCGTGTAATATATCTGACTGCCTCATACCACTGAGAAGGTAACAAATCATCATCAATTATTGCAAGCAGTTTTTCAATACGTTTGAAGTCTGTTTTTTCCGTTGCTAACTCATATAAAGCTGTTTTTAATTCCTTGTTAGTTGCATAAATTTCTATACAATCTACAAAATCTGCTACATCGTGATAATTTGCTTTTACGCTCTCCCACGCTTCATCAAATGATTTTCCATCAGCGTATACTCTCGGAAAAGTCCTTGATTTAGTCATAAATGTTATGTAAAATCTCATAGTGTTATATACTCCTTTATTAAGAATTTTCCACAAGTGATATTATATCATCACCATATACAATAGCCTTTTCAATTCTGTCACGCTGTAACAGTCTTATAAAGTCGCTCAGGCTCATTGACTGCCCTCTATGGATTTTCCAGCCGTACATACAAATCAAGTCACCCACAAGATTTAAAAGTGAATAACCGTCAAAAGGGCATCCCTTTGGTGTATAGTGGTTAAATGCTCCACAGGTTTTCCACGTAAATCAGCGGTAAAATTTCCGCTTGTTTCGTGTGTTGTTGTTACTGTTGCCATAATATATATAACCTCCTCAAAATATGTGCTTGTTTATAAATTACTTTGGCACTCCTCAAATCCTCGTGTGGATTTTAAGAGTATATGAAGGGCTGAAGGCATTTTCCAACCCTTGAAATATCATTTTTATTATGCTTATACCTCATTTAACAATATACCCGTCTGCTTTTAATGACTCTATATAGTCATTTATAAACTCTTTGAGTGTCCAGCCCATTTCAGAAGCATCAGAGCTTTTGAAAATCTTTTTTGCTTCTGCTTCTGCTTGTTTTCTTGTAATGATTTTTTCATTTTTCATACCTTTATACCTCCATAATACTATATAGCATCCTCAGGGCTTGTAACCTGCATCGGCTGCATTACTCCAGCGGATTTTTCTCCGCTGAATTACTCTGTATTTATCTGTTAATTGTGTATATATGCGTGTTTGAATTATGCCCAACATTGTGAAAAACCATATCAACACCTTTTTCACCGCCTGCGATGAAAAATTTATGTTCATATGCCTTAGAAAAATTTTCCTCAAGACTATGCAAATCATTTGATTTACAAGTGTTTTCTATTGCATAGTTAAAGCCTGTTTCTGTAAACTGAATGTTTTTTCCATTCACCTCAATATCAACATAAAACCAGCCTTTATAATTTCCATTTTTGCTATAGTTGACATCAAGAATTTTATAGCAATTATATCCTTTTTCCGTTGCTATGCTATTATCTAATGCTTCAGCCCTTTTTAAAATTTCCATTATCAACGGCTTCAATGTTGCAAAATTTGAGTACAGTGTTATATATTCATCAAGATTTTTTTCAAAATTCTGCATACCGTTTGAGATGTAAAAACTCAAACCGTTGTTAAAAGTCACGCTATAATCTGTAGTGCCTGAGTATTTGCCTCTACATCTAACACCTGTTTTTGTGCCTGTTTCAGCGTCAAAAAGCCTTGCAAGCGTGTTGAATTTCCCTTTTAAAATTTCCGCTTTAGTCATAATATAATTACCTCCACAATATTATTTTTCAGCCTTTAAAGACTTTATAAAGCCCTCAATAACTTATTATCAAGGGCTTGAAAAACCTTTAAATAACTACTATATCGCACTGCCTCAATGTCATTGTAAACTTTTTCCGTGCTTTAGGCTTTAACTTGTACTCTACTATATAACGGAAATAACCGTTATTTTCGTACACGTCAATTATAATACCCTCGTTGAATCCGTGACCGTTACCGTCAACACGTTCACCGATTTTATATAACTGTTTTTCCGTGCCTTTTGGAATATATAAAAGGCGTTCAGCTTCTGCCGTTTTTGCAAAATCCCTTACAGCTTTTGTGTTGTCAAAAATATCTGATAAATACATTATAATACCTCCGTTTCAATTTTCCGCTTGCTTTAAGCGTTTACTTATGCAGTCAATACAAATATATTAACTGCATCGTGTAAGCGTTTAAAGGCGTGTTTCGTAAATATAATGAGTATCACGAATAAATAATTCTTTCCATTGTACGCCCTCAAAAGGTTCATTTTTATGATAATGTGGTTCTATTTGTGTGCACATAAAGCCATCATCTAAATGCTTTTCTCTATGTTTTATTAATAATTTTTTATCCGTTGCATACCATGCAAAAATAACGCCGTATTGAGATTTAGTATTATAGGTATATACAGTTTTTTTCATATCCGGCAACCTCCTAAAATCATTATTTTAATTGTCAATTTTTACGCTGATATTCTCTAATGTGCTGCCGCTCCACTCATATTTAAAAATGTTACGTGTTTTTGTCCAGTCATTCATAACAATAGCTGTTACTTTTGTTGTGTATTTTGTCTCTTTTATTTTGAGTTCTTCAATGTGGTATGTTTTAAAAGTTCCATCCATCTGATTATCAACAGCTTTTGCAATAGCTACAAAATCATACATAATATAATAACCTCCTGTAATACGCTTTATTTTCCATTTTGGCAGGGCTTCGGCTCATGCGCCTGCAAGCCCTCATATATTCCCGTTGATACGCTCAACGGGTAAAGCGTAAAATGTTGTTACCAGTTAAAATGCAAGTGACTAAAAGCCTTTTCAAGTTCTATCGAGCCATTGCAAGTATAATCACCTATACATTTATTATTCTTGTATATATTGCCTCTGTATTCTCCATCATTTGGATAAAATGCTATGTCAATTTTATCCGCCTCTGAAGGCTCGTGTCCGTACCACATATCAATATTAATCATTTGTTATACCTCCTTAAATTTTGCATACCTCCGCAGGGCTTCACCTGCGGAACGCTCAGGGCTTAAATGCCTATTTATACACGCCCTAACGTGTTTTAGTTTTCTTATTCCTCCTCATCATTTGCAAAAATTAAATCATTTTCAAGCTCATCAAGGGCTTCAGAAATAGCCTGATTTAATAAATAGCATCTAATTGTAACATCAAAATATTCAAAATCTTCATCAAGGAATTTTTCGCCTATTGTAGCATCATCTACACCAAATTCACGGCAAGCTTCAGCAAGTAAATCAAGGTTATCTTCAACATAATCTTTAGCTTCGGCACGGCTAAAAGTGTAAAAGCCTGAAGCGTTGCCCGTCACGCTGTCATCAATAAATAAATCATCGTTCAGGCGTTCTTCAAATTCTTCACGATCTGTAAATTCTTTTGTGTTGTATTCCTTAATAGCTTCCTTCACATCTTCAATAATAGATTCTAAATAGTTGTACATAGTTTTTTACCTCCGTTAATATGTATTGACTTTTTGTTATAGCCTTCACTACTGCAAAGACTTGATTTATTAGTTAATTGACTATTGCAGCCCGTCAATTATGGGCGGTGGGATAGGGCTTTTTTAAGGGAAAGCCCTTCAGAAAACTTTAAATTTCAAAAATTTCAATTATTTCACCGTTGCACATATGACGATAAAAATTTTTATTGTTATAGTTAAATGTTGTAATTCTAACACATTCCCCTTGAATTGTATCAAGTGTAATATCACTTGTTATTTTACCGTATCTGTTTAACTCTACATTTTCGGCGTTTAATTCTTCAACTGTAATTTTTTTCATTTCAATAAATTTCATATTGTACCTCCTGTATTGACTTTTTTAATTTTTTGTGATATTATTGTAAAAAGGACTTGAAAATCAATTATTTATTGTATGTAGAAATTAAAGTTTGAAGGGCTTTAATAACTGCGGCAATATAATCAATTTGTTCAGTTGTAAGCGGTTTATTATCAACTAAAATTTTAACTTCAACCTTCACTTAAATCACTCCCTTTTGTTTCGTTCTTGTAAGGTGATAGTGCAGGGCGTTAAAAATCAAGTCCTTTTTACTTTTTGTTTTCTCCTTTCTACAGTAAGTCAATTACTTTATTTTGTCAATTTCGTTTTCTTACTGTATCTAAAGTATATCACATATATGCAACAAAGTCAAGCGTTTTTGCAACATTTTTTTCATTTTTGCAATATTTGTTTATATTGTATATTTCATATTTGTGTTTTTTGTTTCATTTATGCAATATCACATATAAAGTTACATAATGGTTACAAATTTTAATAAACGAGGTATAAATATATGAATATATTTGGTGATATTGTAAAGAAAAAATTAATTGATATTCATGAAAATCAACAATATATTGCTGATAAAATAGGCGTTTCACGTTCTGCAATAGGATGTTTATTAAATCGTGATAATATAAGCCTTGACAAAATGCAACAAATTGCAACAGCTTTAAATTGTACTTTAAAAATTGAATTGATACCAAATAACAATAATAAATCAGAATAGCCGTATATGCAATTTTAAAGTACTTTTAAAGCGTTTTATATGCTTTATAGTATGTTTACTATGGTAAAAATAAAGTCGCTTAAAAGGGCGTTTTGTGGGCTTTTTAGCGTGTTACCGGTTACCGGGTAAATGTTCAGAAGTTACCGGAGTAATCGGAGCGACTGCAATTATTATTATATCATTTGTAAAGCGTGATAAACTGGATAGAAAAAAGCTTGACAAACAGACAAACAGAAAAACAAAAAGTTTTGAAGCCTAAGAGGTTGAGAGAGTCAGAACGTGCAGCACGTCAATATTATACAGATATTATAAATATTACAAGTTGTATAAATGTTATTAAATATACAACTTTGATACAGTGCTAAAAATATTGATACAGATTTTTAAGCGGTTAATTTTTGGCTTTATTATGCGGAATTTTAAGGGTGAAAATTGAAACGGGCAGAAGCTGGATAAAATGAGCATAACGGAAATCAGGTTGATTTTTTGGTTATTTTGTATAAATTTTAGGCGGTTAAATGTAACGTGTTACAGGGATTTTTATTGATTTTTTAAGTTAGTTATTAAGTTGATTTAAGTTAATTTAAGTTAATATGTTGTGTTTGATTTACTTAAAATGTTTTTATTTTTAGGTAAATTATTTTTTTGTTTTAGGCTTTTTATACGGTGAATATTGTACAAATTTAGGCGGTTTGTTTTGGTTATGTTGTACAGTTTAATTGTTGAAAGTTTTGTTGAAAGTGTTGAAAAGTATGTTGAAAACCTGTTGAAAGATTGTTGAAAACTTTTAAGCGAACTGTTACAACTGTATTATATCAATTAATACAGTTGTAACAGATGATAGACAAAAGGCGGTAAACGTGCAACGGCTGGAACAGTCAAGCGCATTTTCAAATATCGGAAAAGCTGAAATAAAAATCATTTGCTTTTTGTGTCGCTTTTCTGCTGAAATGCTTTTCTATTACCTAAAACACTATAAAAGGAAATAGAAAAACGCTTGAAAAATAACGGCTTTTTAATGGTTGCAGCGGTTGACGGGGCTATGTTTACATTTTAAAAAGAAGTACCCAGAGCCAAAACCTATATAGTAGTTCCACTCTACTCACAACCACAAAAATCCCAACCGAAACACCCCCAACCCCCACTTTCAATTCGACTACCACATTCGGACAAATCCTAATAAAACTCAAAACAAACCCCAAATCAAAAGAACCTATCCTACACCTATCCTACATCAGTCCCAAAATACAAATAAAAACCAAAACTCAAAAACATCAAATCGCTCAAAATCCAATGAAATCCCAACAAAATAAAATCAAAACCCAATTCATTGTAAACCAAAACAACACTCAAAACTAAACCAATCCTCAAATCCCAAACTCACTTCAAACTCACCTAAACCTCAACAATTCCCTAACAAAAAGTCGAATACCAATCAAAACACCTAAATTCAACTCAAAATCCAAACCTAACTTCCCCACTCTCTTTCCTACACTAAATCTCAAAATCTCAATAAAACAAAGCTAAAACTAACAATCAAACAGAACCCCTAAACACCCAAAATCGAAGGGTGTTATTTTTATGTCTAAAATAAACTTACTTGCAGAATACTTGCAACATAAAAATAAATCATCAATAAAAGTTCATAATCACCTTTGCTAAGCCATTTATTTCTATAAATTTACTTGCAATCATTTGCAGTCACTTGCATATTGTGTTCTCCACTAACTACTAAATCATAATTTACTAAATCAGGATTCACTAATAACCATTTAACTAAGAATCAGAATCAAAAGAAAATCATTTTCGCTGAAAGCGAAAGCGTATAGTCCCTTGATAGGGACGTTTTTTATGTAGCGCAGCGGAATAAAAAAATACGCAAAGGGTAGATTAACGATTAAAACAATGAAGGTAATACAACAATTCAATAAGATAAACATAACGACACCTAAAGGAATATACTACTGTTCTTCTTATACTCCTATGGGGGTATACTTTACACTAAAAAGAAAATCAATCTTAAAATATACCCTACTTTGAGAAACAAGGCAACAAAAATAAAACGACCATCTCAAAAACAGCTAATTTTGAGATTTACATACCTAAACAGATTAGATTCATCTCAAATTGAAATATTTTGAAAAAATTTTAATTTTATCTATTGACATAAGTTCTAATTTGTGATATACTTACAACACAGCTACTAAATTGAGTAGCTTTAATTCATATTTTGATAACTACTAATTTGCGATATACAAAGAGAGAGGATACACAACATGAAAAGGCAACACGAAATAAAACGTTAATAGAAAAATTAACGGAGTAAAATGACGTAGGAATTTTACGGAGTAGATTAGTCTCTCTTTATAAGAATAGTATCTCTTTTATACAGTCCCTTTTTTGTACCCTATGGGTACGCCAAAATTCAGTTTTACTGAAAAGTAATGTACCCTTTAGGTACAAAAAATCGAAGTACGACTTTTTAACAGAAAAATAAAAATGACAAAATGAGGTGATTCAACATCAGCTACTTTTATAGAGTTCCAAATAAATGGATACGAGAAAAACCGCCCGATATAAAACGGATATGTGTATATTACCTTTTAAATGAAATAAGAGGTATCTCCGACAAGGGTATGATTACTATTAAATACATAATAGAAAACTGTGGTTTAAAATGTCGCAAAGGTTCAGAAGGTACTACAAATACATATAAAACCATTTTAAATCAGGCTATTCTTCAAGGCGATATACTCCTTGATAAGAAATATAAATACCCTCCCCGTAGTCCTTGTGATGGATTACCCTATATTGTCAATTCAATCAATTTTGATGAAATTGATAATTTTACCAAACTTACAGAGCAGGAGTTTGACGGTATTATAAAGAATAATCCTAATCATAACAAAGAAACCATGCTGGGGGTATACCTTTACATTAAATCGTATTACCACCCTTACACATCGGTAAACCGTCCTATAGGATTTTATCAAAGTATTCATACAATTTGTAAAACTTTGGGATATTCTCGTAAAAATGTAATGAAAGTTCTTGAAGAACTAACAAAGAAGCAATTATTACTAAAACATTATGTTGGGTCAAGACATACGGATACGGCTAATAAGATTCGCAAGAACGTCCCTAATATCTATATTCCGAATCTCAGACAATCCCAAGAAGAAATAGATGAAGCCATTAAATCTACCATTGCTGCTATGAAAGATTATTACGGTGTAGATGAGTTTCTACCCTTTATGCAGAACCTCAAGGAAGAATAACAACAGTAACAGAAAGGACATAAAACAAAAATGAATTTACATAATGAATTATCAATCAACCACATTCCACACAACTGTACTCAATGCTGCGTAAAGAACTGTAGCAAAAGCCGTTACGGAGTATGTGATAGTTTCCATCCTGACGATGTAGAGGATTTTATCGAGTACAATATGATGGATTATCTACGTAGTGTTAATATTCCCTCACAGAAATCTCGTATTGAAAAGAAATCTGCTTTTGATGAAACTAATCCTGTCAAGTATGACCGTAACAGAAATCATATAAACAGCATTTTATCTTCGATACGCTGTACGGATAGAAAGAATCCAATAGACCACGCTTACCACATTTACACCATAAAACAGCTACTCACCTTTGAACCTGATTTAAAAGTTACATATTTGCCCGAAGATGAATGTTTTGAAGTTAGATTATAAATTATAAGGAGGAAATTTAATATGAAAACAACAATTATCTCGCAGCGACTCACAAAAGAAGAACGAGAATGTGTAATGGTTTATTCTGAATTTGATGATAAATGGTATATTGAAACTTCTGTATCAAAATTAAGAACAAAGCTCTTACGTCAGGGATATACAGAAATATCTCAAATGACATTGCCCGATGGAACTTGGGTGTCCAGTGAATTTGAAACTCCGTACAAAGCAATATCAATCAGAAACACATCTAAGCCTAAAAGAGAAATGTCTGAAGAACAGCGTAGGGTTTTGTCAGAACGCATGAAACGATTATCTGCAAAAGAGTAATAGGACGAAAATGAACTTGTACTCTATGGGTAGTGTAATTTCATTACCAAAAGCACAAGTTCAAAATCTAAAGAGTATTCATTTGTAAATGAGTAAATATTTAAAGATGGGAGATGTTTAAGTGCTTACAGCAAAAATCGGAAATAATGATATTAACTGTTATGACGGTAAATATTCTAAGAAAGAACTGAAGACTTGGGCAAATAAAAATATTATCAAATGTCCTGTTTGTGGTAAATCTTATGAATATTGTCATGGACAAATCATTTCGCCGTATTTTAGACATAAGGATAAGGCTGAATGCGATTACTTATATTCCGAGCCTGAAACAGAAGAACATATTAAGGGTAAGATTGCTCTATATGAATGGATAAAACAGCAAGATGGTATTACTAATGCTATATTAGAAGCTTGGCTACCTGAAACTAAACAAAGACCAGACATTATGTTTGAATACGGTGGTGATAAGTGGGTTATTGAATTTCAGTGTAGTCCAATCGCTACAGAACAGATTGAAAGACATCGTTTATATGAAGCTGCTGGAATCAAAGATTTCTGGATTTGTGGTATAGACAATTATGGTACAGGCAGAAAATATATGGAAAAGATAATGTATGGTATGTTTGATTATAGAAATAATCAATTTGTTTCTATTGATAATATTATGCGTTTTGACCTACTTCCACATGGCAATTTGTATCAGAAAACCTATACTAATATATCACTGACAGATTTGACTTTTAAAGATAAAATTGTTTTATCAGATAGTGCGATGACATCGTATATTGAAAAAGATATTGAGTTGCAGAAGCAAAAGGAATTTGATAACAAACTAAAAGAACGCATACATTCTTTGTACAATGTTTGCCAAGCGATTCCTGATTGGTACAAACAAGTTATTCATAATTGTCATATAGTCGTTAGTGAAGGTAATATATCATCTCCATATTTGATTATGATGAGTTTTTGTAGCGATATAACCCATCCGTTTACAATGTTTGTTAAGGACGGTGTTGTTGATATATGTGTAACCGAGGAATACAAACGTAAGACTATAATTAGGTCTTCTTATCGTAAAAATAGGACAAGATGGGAAACCGCTACAAAATTTGTGAAATGTGATGAATTGACTTATGATGATGAGGAAAGTTTAATTAGGGTTGTAAAATCATATTTTTCTTCAAAATTGCGTGAAGGCGTAGCAAGGAAATATCAAGGAGGTAGAAAGATTAATGGCTAAACAGCAAGCATATCAGAAATATATTTATAAGATACATAGCAGAAAAATTTTGCAGAAAAATAAAAATCTTACTCTGTCTCTTGCCGAGATGAGAAGAACCAAAGAACTTATTTCCCTTGCAGATAGTCAGGTGTTGCGTTTTATAGATGAAATCAATGGTATTGATATTAATAATATAAATGAACAGATTTCAAATATCAGAAAACGCATCAAAAAATTGCAAGTGGAAGTAAAAAATGCTGATAGCGTTAAAATCAAGCAGATTAAGGCAGAAATCAAATGCCATTATGATGAATTAGATAAATTACAGAATAAACCTGATTATTTAACTGTAATTATGGATAACCCTAATGATATTGACAAATTAGATAGTGGGTTTACAATTAACGGATTAAAATATAAAAGATTGGTTGGAACTTCTAATGGTGTCAAAAAATCAACGATTGTATATGTTTCAGAACGTTCTCATCAAGGTCAGCCAATTTATGATGAATTGTGTAAACGCTTGGAAAATGGTAGAAATCCTGACATTAAACTTGTTCCTGCAAAGTATGAAGCATACAAATCTTTGGCTTGCAGTGCTTCTATTCCAGTAAATAATCCTAATGGTATTCTTGTCGTTGATGATGTAATATTGAAATTTAATGCAGATATACTTGAAATCAATGATGAAAATGCGGATGAATCAAAGGGTATAGAGCCAACAATGGAACATAAAATTGCTGAAGTAGAACTGGACAATAGTGATGGATATGGCTTAATTACTCCATCTTTAGCTAAACAATGGAGTGATGATTTAAAGTTGGACTATGTTCTTGGTGGCTGTTGTGTAAGAAATGCTTTTCTTAAAGGAATGATGTTCCCATTTGATTTTCAGGAATTTGCAGATAAGATTGCACATAAGGATACAGTTGTGGATGTATGGGGATGTGAGAGAAATATACATAATGTTGAAATGATACTTCCCACATCTATGCTTAAATTATGGGATTGTTATGATAGTCTTGAAGATTATCTTGAAAATTGTAATAAGAATGGATATTCGTTTGCGGTTACAAAGGTTTGTCCTAAGACTTTAGACGAAGAAAGAACTTTAAATTATCAGTTCATTCAGAGTTATGATTTATCTAATAATGATATAGAAAAACTGATTGCCCCATCAGTTTCAGAAATTAAGGAAATTATTAACGGTGATATAAATAAAGCCATTCTCTTTTTAAGAGGTATCTCTGTTACTGATGAAACGGCAGAATTTGTAGATGATGATTACGTTAAAGCATTAATGATTGATAGTGAAATGTATAAAGACCCATATGTTATTAATCGCATTAACAACATGATAAAGCGTAGAATACAAGACACAAAGATTGGGGTTGTTAAAGTCAAAGGTAATTATGCTGTTATCAGTGGAGACCCTTATGCTCTCTGTCAACATATATTTAAGACAAATATTGATAACAACGGTAATGATATTGAATCTGAAATGGGACTACTTAAAGCAGGTGAAATTTATTCTAAATTCTGGATGGACAAGAATATTTCACAGGTTGTATGTTTCAGAGCGCCAATGAGCTGTCATAATAACATTCGTTTAGTTAATGTTGTGAGCAATACAGATATAAACTATTGGTATCAATATATGACTACTGTTAATATCGTAAATTGTCATGATGCTATGGCTCATTCCATGAATGGTTTCGATATGGACGGGGACATAATGTTTACTACTGATAACGATGTTCTAATTAATAATTGGATTGATACACCTTCGATTATTTGTATGCAGCGTAAAGCAGAGAAAAAAATGATTACAGATAACTTGTTAAGAAATTCAAATAAGGCTGGCTTTGGTGATGAAATTGGTACAACTACTAATCATATTACTGCTATGTTTGATATTTTATCTGAATTTCCTAAAGGCTCGATAGAATATGAAACCTTGATGTATCGTATTCAGTGTGGACAATTATATCAACAGAACTGTATTGATAGGGTTAAAGGCATTATTGCAAAACCAATGCCTAAATCTTGGTACAAGCGTATCAATATAAATGAACTAATCAATAACGGGGCTACTGCTGAAGTTATTTCTCAAGCAAAATATTCTAATGCACTATGTGCCGATAGAAAACCTTATTTTATGAATTATATTTATCCACAGCAAAAGGCTAAATATGATAGATACATAAAAAAGACTAATAAGAAGTGCATAGAAGAATTTGATGTTGATATTGAAACACTTTTCAAAAAAGAAAATAAAACAGAAAAAGAACGTAATTTTATCAAACTCTATTACGAATATCTCCCCTCCTCTGATAACAATTGTGTTATGAATAGGCTGTGCCATTTGGTAGAGAGTTGTTTTGATAATTTTGTGTCTGAAATAAAAAGTAATTCAAAATTTGATTATTCTATTTTGAAGTCATCGACATCATACAGTAAATCTAATTTTAATACAATTAAAGTTTTGTATAAACAGTATAATGATGAATTAATGAATATTACAAAGACATTTAAAGAATATCATATTGATGATAATGAAAAATCAACTACTGTTCAGTGTTTAAACAAGACATATCGAGATAAATGTATTCAAGCGTGTCCTGATGTAGATGAGCTTTGTAATATTGCTCTTGACCTTTGTTATACCAATGAAAAGTCAAAACAATTTGTTTGGAGTATGTGTGGTGAACAGATTGTTCAAAATTTACTAAAAAGAAATGATTATATGATTTCTTATTTGGTAGCAGGTGAAAACGGTGATATTGAATATTGTGGTCAGAGATTTACAAAGAAACAGAAACAGATTGGAGGAAGTATATGAATTTGATAATGAATGAACGCATAGAGGCTGAAAAAATCATTGAGAATGGTGATATAAATTTTGATACAGGTTCAAAATTGTCATTATTAGCAAGATATTATGCACATATAGGTAAATCTCCAAAAGAAATTAAATCATTACTGGACGAGCTTATGACTAAATATTATCATAATTATCACGCTGATGATTGGGAGATGAGTTTACAGAAGTATGTAAACAAGTCAAAGAAATATCCTATTGTTGAGATAAATAGCATTCCTATTACTAAGAATGAGTTGCAGACAATTACACAGATTAATAACAAGAAATTAGAGAAACTGGCTTTTGTACTACTTGTGTTGGCGAAATTTTGTAATATGCGAAATGAAAACAATAATAATTGGGTTATGGTAGAAGAATATAATGTATTCCCAAGAGCAAGGATTACAGGAACGATTACAGCACAGTATTCTTGTTTTTACAAACTTGCCAAAATAGATTTAATTACATATAGTAGAAAAGTTGATAATATCAATGTCAGAGTCGGATTTATTGATGATGATAGTGAAGTCGTATTGAATGTGACCGATTTAAGAGAACTTGGTTATCAGTATCTTATGTATAAAGGTGAGAAATTCATCAAGTGTGCTGAATGTGGCGTTATTACAAGGGTAACAGCAAATAGTAAAAAATATTGTAAGGATTGTGCTGGTTATCAGCCAATAGTAACCAAAACTATTCAATGTTGTGATTGCGGTGAGTTTTTTGAGGTTGACGGTATAGTTAAAAATAAAAAAAGATGTGATAAGTGTCAACATTTAAAACAACTTGAATATCAACGTAATTCTATGATAAACAAGAGAAAAGGCAATATGTGAAGTTTTTTATTTAAAATTGAAAATCAAATCAACACCTCTCAAACCCTTTATTTATGGGCATTTGAGGGGTGTCCTTATTTTTATTGCAATTTTACTATAATGATATATAATATATTGCAACAATTCCCCATATTATCATACCACACAATATGGTATATTGCAATATATAAATATCCCAAAAATATTAAATCAAGGAGAATAAAATCTTGGTAGAAATCAACAAGGCAGAGGCAACCGTAATCAGAAACAAGATTAAGGGTGTTCATATCACACAAACTAAAAGAAAATATTACGTCACAGAATTACCTATTGTGGCAAAACTATTAAGTGAGATTAGGAGTGGGAGATGTGAAAATTCAAACTAAATGTATCTTTACCCCATTCGTAGCGAGAAATCTTCTTAAAATGGGCAATCCGATTATTGATATTAAGCCAGATAAAAACAACAAAGACAAAACAATATTTGTTTTTGAGAATACAGACAAATTAAAGAAAGATATGGTCAGTGCTACACAACACTGACCATTTTATATGCAAAAGAAAGGACAAGATAAATATGTCAAAAAGACTTACACATGAAGAATTTTTAGAAAAATTTCATCAAAAGAATGAGAAATCTCAAAATATTATTGTAGAAGAAAAATATGTAAATAATAACACAAAACTTAGATGTAACTGTAAAGTTTGTGGATTCAAATGGTATGTTACACCTACGAGTTTGTTTAATGGATGTGGTTGTCCAAGGTGTTCAGGTCAATATAAAACAGATAAGGAATTTAAAGAAAAGGTAAATTCTATTAGTCCTAATATAATACTTTTAACACCTTACATTTCTTGCAAAGATTACATTAAATGTAAATGTTCAATATGTGAAAACGAATGGTCTGCAAGAGCCGATAATTTAATGTCTGGAAAAAATTGCCCCAAATGTGCATTAAAAAAGTTTCATCGGAAGGCAAAATCTAATACTAATTTTATTAAAGATTTACAATTAAAATTTCCTAATTTAATAACATTAGATGAATACATAAACAAAGATGTTGCTATAAGATTTAAATGTTTAAATTGTGGAACGATTTTTAAGTGTAAACCAACTTATATTCTTAACAGAACCTTTGGTTGTTTGGATTGTTCAAATGTGTATGGAAATTTGAATCCAAATGAATTTAAAGAAAGAATATATAATAAAAATCCTAACATTGTATTTTTAACAGAGTATAAAGATTATAATACAAAAATTTTATGTAAGTGCAAATGTTGCAACTTTGAATGGCATGTTAATCCCAGAGGTTTACAAAGCGGAACTGGTTGTCCTATATGTAATAAATCAAAGGGTGAAAAAGAATGTGTTGAATATTTTATAAAAAATAATATTAAATTTATATCTCAATATGAATATTCAAATTTGTTAGGAATAGGAAACCGACCTTTGAAATTTGATTTTGCAATAGTAAATAATAATTCAGATGTATTAGGTCTTATTGAATATGACGGAATATTTCATTACAAAAAATTGTATGACGATGACGGATATGAAAGATTAAAAATTCACGACAAAAGGAAAAACGAATATTGTCAACAACATAATCTTCCATTGTTACGTATTCCCTATTGGGATTTTGACAATATTGAGAATATACTTAATAGTTTTATTAAAAATATCTCACAGCTTGACTGTGAGGCTGTTGGATAACAGTAACTTGCTATAAAAAAGGAATTATAAAAAATGATTAAAGAAACTTTTGAAATTGGTCTTGATGAACTCTTATCAAACCCTACGGAATTAACACCTACTGTTTATCAGTATTACAAGAATTTACAGAACCGTACAATTATTATTAACGAAGCAATTACATCAGATATTGTAGAATTAGTAATGCTCCCTCTTATTGAAATGGATAATGATGGTACTAATGAACCTATTACAATCCGACTTTCAACTGTGGGGGGTTCTTTATTTGACGGAATTACCTTGTGTGACATTATTGATAATCTTAAAACACCTACTACAATTATTGTGCAGACTTATGCTTACTCTATGGGTGGTATTATTCTTATGGCAGGATATAACAATCCTAATGTAAGAAAAGTTTGTTATAAGCATAGTACAGCACTTTTACACGCAGGTAGTACATATCTTGAGGGTAATTCTACTGCTGTTAAAGACCAGTTTCATTTTAATCAGAAGTTTGAACAAAAATTAAAGGATTATACATTATCTCATTCCAAGATTACTGAAAATGAATATGATGCTATGGAACGTTACGAATGGTATATGGATAGTGACACCATGCTTGAAAAGGGTTTAGTTGATGAGGTAATGTAAATATGGCTAAGAAAATTAATACTAATTATGAAAATCCGCCTGAAACTTTAAAGGAACATCCTTTTTATGGACTTAAACTTGATGAGGAACAGGAACATTTTAGGGATATGATTTGGAGTAAGGATAAGTTAATTGTATTTTGTAATGCACGAGCTGGTACTGGTAAAACAACAATTGCCACTGCTACCGCTGATTTGCTTTATAAGTATGGAAGATATAAGGGTATTGTTTACATAGCTTCTCCTACACAAGAGCAGAAGCAAGGTTACTTAAAGGGGTCTCTTGAAGAGAAGTCTGAACCTTATTTCCAGCCTTTTTATGAAGCATTAGAAAAGATAGGTGTTAATCTTAACACGGCAACTTATTCAGATATTTTAAACGAAAAGAATGGTACAGCCTATGTAGAGTGTCTTACTCATACGTTTTTAAGAGGTTGTAATTTTGAAAATAAAGTAGTGATTATTGATGAATCGCAGAATTACTATGTTGATGAACTTAAAAAAGTATTAACAAGAATACACGATAATTGTAAGGTTATTGTTATCGGTCACTCTGGACAGATTGACCTTTATAGTAATCCTCAAAATAGTGGGTTTGAGCGTTATCTTGAACATTTTAGCACTGATGGCAGATGTGCCGTTTGTCAGCTCACCAAGAATTATCGTGGTTGGATTAGTAATCATGCAGATGAATTAGAGTTAAATTGAAAAGGAGTTTGATTAAAATGGCTAAGATTACAAAGAAGTATTCTTTCTCAAAGGCTGAAATTTCTTTTGAGGATGGTAAGTATACAATTACAGAAATTGGCAAGGATGACAGCACAGATTATGACCTCAGTGCAGTTCTTGATAGTTTTGTAGGTCTTTCTGGTATTTCCCTTTCTATTGGCGTAGATGATGAAGTACCTGAGATGACTGAATGAGGTGTTGAATGATTTTTAATACTTATGAAGACGAGTTAGATTATCTCATTGATAAGGTAGACAACCCTCTTAATAATAAAACTTGGGTTGATATGGTAGATGATTTAAACACCGAAACTCACCCTGACGTTTTAAGAAAGTCTTTTACTGGTGGTAGGTATGGTGGATATGCCGTTGCCAAGTATTTCAAGAATAAACAGATTGAATCCAGTACCACCGAAGAAATTGAAAGACTTGAAACATTAAGAAATGAAATTTATAAGGAACGTTGTAAAAACGCTGATTTAATGCGTAATAAACACGCAATTCTTCGTGAACAGGCAAGATTTGAGGTTTTAGTTGAAACACTTAAAACTGAAATTCAAAACCTCTCCCCTATTAGATTAAACGCTTTTAGAGAGACCAACTCACAGAAGAAAATATATGGTGTAGCACAGTTTTCAGATTGGCATTATAAGAAACTTATTGATAATCAGTGGAATTATTATGATGAAGATGTAGCTATCGAAAGAGCAAATCGTATTGCCGATAAGATTATTGAAAAGAGTAAATTACATAATGTTACTGATTTAATAATTGAGGTAAACGGTGATCTGATTGATGGCATTATTCAGGTCTCGGCAAGAAACGCAGAAGAAAATGATGTAATTTCACAGATTGTTGGTGTATCTGAACTTTTAACACAGGTAATCAATAAGATGATTCCTTATTATGAAAATATTAAGGTTGTTACTACATTAGGTAATCACGGAAGATTATTTGCAGACAAGAAATTAGGTACAACTAAAGAAAATTTTGAAATGCTTATACCTGAATTTTTAAAGTTAAGACTTGATAAGAGTGTTACAATACAGACATCTCACGGTCTTGATTTTACTGCCTATGAAATCAATGGTGATTTAATTTGTGTAGCACACGGACAAAATGATAAAGTATCTTCTGTCATTGAGGACTTTGCAAAAATGTATAAGCGAGTTCCAAAGGAAATTCATTTAGGACATTATCATGAATATAAAGACATTAATGATTGCGATATTATTGTAACAGTTAATGGATGTCTTGATGGTGTTGATGATTTTGGAATTACTTGTAGAAAAACAACAAAACCTGCACAGAATTTTATTGTGTATGGCGAAGATAGATGTATTTATAGCCTTATGGCTGAGTGATTAAAAATTGAAAGGAAATTTAAGATATATGTTAAATAAGAATGAATTTGTTAATTATATTGCTGAACAGTACGGCAAGACAAAGAAGGATGCTACTGAAATTATTGATACTTTTGTATCTGCTTATACAACAGCTACATATTCCGAAGGCGGAGTAAATCTTGCTGGCTTCGCAAAATCTGAAGTCGTAGATGTACCTGAAAAGGAATGTAGAAATCCCAAGACTGGTGAAACATTTACCTCTCCTGCACATAAGACTGTAAAGGTTAAGATTTCAAAGAAATTTAAGAATTTAGAAGAATAACTTTTCAAATCTTCATAACTTACCTCCTTTCTCCCTACGGTGGTTGGCTACGGTCAGCCACCTTTATCATTTATATGAGTGCGTGAACTTGTATAAGTGTCCAAGTTGCCCTAAGTACACGGGTCACGTTAATCTTAGCGTGGGTTTGATGTAGTAAAGTGCGATGTTAATTATACTTTGCTCTCAGACCAAATTAAGATAGGTTTTGCCTTGATGTACCTTGAACACAGGTTAAAGGCGGTAATAACCGCCTTATCATTGCGAAAAGCAGATTTTGTTGGGGCAGTTCCAACTTTCGCAGCCAAATGTTCAAAAACAATATACTGATGTTCAATAAGGGTAACGACACAGTTGTTCTTATTGTTTTGTAGGTATTGAGTATGGTTTTCAGAGATTTTGTAGCCTCATTAAAACAAAATCTAACATTGTGTAAAAATAAACAGACATTTAGATATAAGGAAGTGAAATGAAATGGAAGGTAGGAGTACCGTTTATAATAAACTGACAACACCCGAAAAGATTGCTAATATCAATCCTGAAAATGCACAGTTATCAAAGGATTTTCTTGAATATTTAGCTTCTGTCGATAGAAGTCCTCAGACTATCGAGCAGTATTCTTACGATCTGAAGATATTTTTCGTATTCGTATCTGAACAGTTAAACAATAAGGAATTTATTAAGATTACAAAGCGTGAATTAGCAAGATTTCAGAATTGGTGTATTAATGACCTTGGTTGGTCTCCGAAACGTTTGAGACGTGTTAAGTCTGTAATCAGTTCTCTAAGTTCTTACATAGAAAATATGCTTGATGAAGAAGAAGGTTATGAGGATTTCCGTTCTATCGTAAAGAAGATTGAAAGTCCTGCTAATGAGCCTGTCCGTGAAAAGACAGTCTTGACAGATGAACAGATAGATTTACTTTTAGATACTCTGATTGAAAGAGAACAATATGAAAGAGCTGTTGCTGTTGCCATTCTTTGTTATTCAGGTATGCGAAAAGGCGAGCTTATTCAGATGAGGATGGACTTCTTTAATGAAGACCATCTTGAATTTGGCTGTCTTTATAAAACTGATAAGGTTAGGGCGAAAGGCAGAGGTGTCCGTGGCAAGATGATTAACAAGTACGTTATGAACAAGGTGGACAAGTATCTTGACCTTTGGAGAAAACAGCGTGAAGAACTTGGTATTGATAGTGAATGGGTATTTGTTATCAAGCACGGTGATGTTTGGGATAGAAGAACTGATATTGAAGGCTGGAAAGATGAATTTAGCAAGATTATCGGTGTTCCCTTTTATTTTCACTGTTTAAGACATAAACTTTGTTCTGAACTTGTAGCACAGAATGTTCCTTCTGAAATTATCAGAGAATTTTTCAAATGGGACTCTGCTGAGATGATTAGTATCTATAATGATAATTCCGCTGTTGATGATTTTGGCAAGTATTTTAGTGCTGATGGAATTATCGCACAGGAACAGAAAGGTCTTGCTGACCTTAAATAATGACATGGAAAAACGCATATAAGCGTTTTGCGGAGGGGTGTTGAAAGGCATCCCTCTATTTTATATCATCTTCTATTTCGCACGAGAAATTAAAGATGAACCAAAATTTATGGGTAGTGACCGACCACTGAGGTAAAAATATGAATATTATATGTAAAAATCGAGGAAAAGGTAAGACACACGATATTGTAAAAAGAGCATTAGAAACGGGTTATCCTATTGTTTGTTTTCATTCAACAGAAGAAAAATACATTAGGGCTGAAGCTGTTAGACAGGGATTTAAAAGAGAAGATATTAAGATTATTGTGTGTGACCGCAATTCAAGAAATCTTGGTCTTTCTAATGTAACCACACCAGTTTTAATTGATGAAAGTGAATTGTTTTTATCAAATTTGCTTGGTGTTAAAATTGACACAATAGTTATTAACAAGGAAAATCTATCGTCAAACTTTGATGACATAGACACAATAAAAGACAACATTGCTTATTTATATAAACTGTATTCAGAACAGATTAAACGTGAAAATTGTGATTTTGGAAGAACAATGAATATTTTAAAGAATATTGATATGCTCCAAAATCGGCTGAATGAAATGTAAATTCGTTATCAAAAACTCCGATAAAATCCGAGTTTTGTGTGGGTGGCGTTGCTAACTAACCGTTGCTGACGTTGCCCACATTCCCCTACGAGTATTAAAAACATAGAAATATGTTTTGTATGAGCAGTATTAAGGGTACTTTGTGCCACCGTACTGCTCTATTTTTATACACCCAAAACCGCACGAGGTTTAAGGGTGTACCAATAAATATAAAGGAGAAATTAAATGCCTTTTTATAAATACAACTGTAAAAAATGCAATAAGCAACACACAGTTATGAAGAAAATATCAGAGTACGACCGTGAAGAACATTGCCCCAATTGCAATGAAATTTTAATTCGTGACCCAAAAGATATGGTTTGTGGATATGAATGCAAATGTGGTGGGTTCTATGGGAAGGTTTCAAAATAAATTTAGTTAAAGGAGGAGAGGTTGAACAAATGGGACGAAAACCTGCGGAAAAAGGAAGTAGACCTATTAAGAATAAATCTGGTATTACTACTTCTCAAGTTCAAACTGAATTAACAGCAATCAAACCTGTTGAACCTGTTGAAGAAGAACATTACAAATGTTGTTCTTGTGGTAAAAAATATAAAAAGCAATCAGGCAATTTTTCATTTAGTCAATCTCCTATGTTTAAAGGAAACAATTCATTCTTGCCTATTTGTAACAATTGTCTCGAAAGTCTTGTAGAGCAATATACAGAACTTTTAGGTAGTCAAAATGAAGCTATTAAAAGAGTTTGTTTACATTGGGACATTTATGTGAGCGATTCCCTACTTAATTCAACAAAAAAGATTGATGCAAATAGAAGTCGTATTAAGTGTTATGTAAAAAATTGTAACTTGCATCCGAATTGTGGAAAGACCTATGATACATATTTGCGTGAGATGAATGATGGTATTATTCAAAATGCTCAACAACTTGAAGAAATGAAAGCTGATGGTCAGACTGGTATTACAAAAGTTATGTTTGAACGTTGGGGACAAGTTTCAAGTGAAGATATGACTGCTCTTGAAGAGCATTATAAAATGTTAAAAAAGCAAAACCCTAATTGTGATAACAACCAAGAAATCTTTATTAAAGACCTCTGCTATATTAAAATTTTGCAAATGAAATCTTTTAAAGAGAACAATAGTGCTGATTTTGATAAATACACAAAGTTATACAGAGATACGTTTAAACAAGCAGGTTTAAAAACAGTTCAAGAAGATGATGGAAGTGGGGATAATACGCTTGGTGTCAATGCAGCAATAATTTCTCAGTTTACTCCAGAAGAATTTTACAAAGATAAGAAACTTTTTGATGACTTCGATGGTATGAGAGATTATTTTGAAAGACACGTTTTGAGACCTTTGAGAAATTTGGAATTTGGTGACAATATGAGAGATGTGGAATTTAATATAGGTGATACTGATGAAGATGAATAAATATGCAGACAAAAATCAGTTAGAACTATATAAGAAATTTCCAAGCACTCACTATTTAAGCAATCCCAATAACGTATTAAACACTATTGCTTGGATAACATTTTTTAGAAGAAATATGCATAGATGTGCCATTGATTATTTCAACGTTAAACTTTATCCATACCAATCGTTAATTCTATATTTGCTTGGAATAAGTGATTTATTTAATACGGTCGGTAGTCGTTGTATTGCTAAATCGTTTTTAATTGGACTTTATGCTTGTTGTCACGCAACATTATATCCTAATAGCGAAATTGTAATAGCCAGTGCTACTTTAAAACAAGCGGAATTGATTATAAGCAAAAAAATTGAAAGCGAATTGATGCGTACTTCTCCGCAACTTAGAGCTGAAATTAAAGAAATAAAAAGGGTAAACGGTAACCTATGTGTATTTTTTCATAACGGAAGTACAATAGTTGCTATTGTTGCAAATGAAAATGCCAGAGGTGAAAGAAGTACGGTTTTAATTCGTGAAGAAAGTCGAATGATAAAAAAGACCGTTGATGACTCTATACTTTCTCCTTTTCAGCGCGTTAGACACGTTGGATTTAGAGATGATAATTATTATGCTAATATACCCGAATGTTTTGAAGAACCATTGAACATTTACATAACATCTTCTTGGTTAAACGATGGACATTGGATGTGGGATATTGCTGATACTGCATATAAACAAATGCAGGATGGCAAGGGTCAATATTTATTAGCTTTTGATGAAAGTGTTGTTATTAAACATCGTTTAAAGACAAAAAAACAATTAAGGTTAGAAAAGAAGAAATTAGATAGTTTGTCATGGAGAATTGAGTATCTTAACGAGCGTGTTAAAGAAAATGCCAGTGCATTTTTCAATTATCAGGAATTATCTCGTCAGCAAAGAATACAAAGACCTTTTTACCCAAGAAAACTTATTGATTTCTTATCTCATAAGAAAAATCCTTACGATATACCAAAGCAATTTGGTGAATTGCGTATAGTAGCTTGCGATATGGCTTTTATTCAAGGTGATAAAAACGACAACTCTATTTTTAGCTGTATCAGATTATTACCTGAAAGTACGACTTATACATTGTCCGACAAAAGCGTTGAAACCAACAATGGTTATCGTAGACAAGTTCCTTATATGGAAAGCGTTCAAGGTGGAGACACAGATAGACAGGCTTTAAGAATACGTCAATTGTTTGAAGATTTTAAAGCAGATTATATTGTACTTGATGCCAGAAATGCTGGTATCGCTGTGTACGATAAATTGGCAAAGGTAATGTATGATGATGAAAGAGGTGTAGAATATTCACCTTTATCTTGTATGAACAATGATGATATAGCGAATAGAATTAAAGTGCCAAATGCAAACCCTTGTATATTTGTTATTGTCGCATCACAAAAACTAAATAGTGAAATAGCAATGAAGTTTAAAACTACATTCCAAGAAAATAAAATAGATTTATTAATACCATACAACAAAGCTCTTGAAGAAGAATTACCTAAATTACCTGAATATGGACAAGCTGTTGCAACAAGCATAGATGAACAATTATTCTATGAAAAACCATATATTGAAACGCAAGAGTTTATAAATGAAACTAATAATCTTATTTGTGAAAGAAAAGACCAAACAGGAATTATTGTTATTAGTGAAAAAGGTGCAAATCGTAAAGATAGATATACAAGTTTGTCTTATGGTAATTATTTCGCTTCATTACTTGAACAAGATTTGTTATCAGAATCAAATGATTACGAATATGCAACATTTATTAACTAAGAAAGGAAGTGATTAACATAGAAGAAAATAACCAGACTAATACACCGAGCTATGAATTTAACTCTTTTCATACTTGCGGTGAGTATAACAGCAGATATTTAATGTGTCATATTGAAAGTCTTGAGGATTTAAAATGTATTTTAAGAAATCCTATGGAACACAACAAACAAATCCGTGATTTAAGTAGACTTACTTATAATACAAATCCTATTGTATCAAATGGTGTAGATTATTTAGTATCACTTCCCTGTTTAGACCACATTTTAATTTGTGATGGTAAAAGTAAATCAAAATGTGATAAAAACAAAGAAATTGTCAAGGATATATTAATTGACATTGGCGACAAAGAGTTTATACGAGATGCTTTACATAGAGATTGTCTTGACGGTGCTTGTTATTACTATTTTAATACAGATGTTGAAATTCCTGAGAATAAGAAATTTATAGATGATTATGAAATGGAAACAACTTATGAGTTAAATAATGTTACCAAATATGCAAGTATTTTTTCACTTCCTACAGATTATGTTAAAATTCGTGGTTATAAGAGAAATAGAGCTGTATTAGCTTTTAATTTAGCATATTTTGATGAATATGAAGGACAATCTTTAGAAAATAAATTGCGTAAATATCCCAAAGAAATCCGTGAGGGGTATCAAAAGTGTAAAAATGGTGAGACAAGTGGTAAATGGCTTGTATTAGATTCGGATAAGACAATTGTACATAAAATTAAGAGTACCAAAAGAGAGCCTTATGGTAGACCTATTACAATTTCAGCACTTATTGATATTCTTTATAATGACCACTTAACATCTACGAAACGAAATGTTTTAGATGAAATCAATAACAAGGTTATATACGAAACATTTCCCGAAGGTGAAAAAGGTAAATGTTCATTAACACAAGCTCAACAGGAAAATCAGCATAATACTGTAAAGAACGCTATCCTTACTAAAAACAATAGAGGTGGGACAAGTTTCTTCTCTGTTGCAGCAGGAACAAAAATAGACACTATTGATACAAGTGTTGATATTCTTAATGAAGAGATTGAACCAAAGTTAAATTCACGAATTGCTATGGGTATTGGTGTAGCTTTAGGATTATTAGATGGTGAAAGTGGTAATTACAGTTCACAGCAAATTAATTTAGAATTAATGTTTTCAAAAGTTTACACTTGGGTTACTGAAATTGCAAATGAACTTAACTATGTAATTAACAAAAATGTTATTAAGGATAAAAATAATGAAGTAAATATCTATTATCTTCCCACAACACTTGTTAATAAAGATAAGTTTATTTCACAGTGTAAAGATTTATATATGGCTGGTTCAGGTAGCAAATCCGCTTGGATTTCTGCGGTTGGTTATGATGTTGATGCTTATGTTTCATTAATGGATAAAGAAAAAGCGGAAAAATGGGATGAAAAATATAAGCCACATCTTACTTCTTATACATCTTCTGATAGTGCTGATAAACCCAATCCTGATGGTAATTTGGGCGGCAGACCTGAAATGGACAATGTTGATGTTAAGAATGAAAATACATTGCAGAGTAAAACAAATAACTCAAACAACACACCCAAACCCAGTACATCTTAAATATGTTTAAAAGGCACTTTAATTAGTGCCTTTTTATTATGCCTATAGAAAGGCGGTGAATAACTGATGAAAACATTTGAACTTTCAAACAAGCGTTACAAAAATGGAAAAAGACATTTCAAATTAATTCTTGCAGAGGTTTATTCATCTGATGTTGTAATTAACGAAGTGGGTACAAAATTCAACGATAACGGATGTACTTTTTTGGCTGAATGTTGTCAAAAAAATATTGACAGCATTAAAGGCATGAGTCTGACTTGTGAATTTCTTGATGATGAAAGAACGGAAATTTGTGGTCATGGCGAAACTGGTGAATTTGAAGACGGTATTCCGTTATTCAACAATGCAAGTATTATAGGTACGTTTGAAAAAGGTTATATTGAAGAAATCAATGTTGAAGGAGATAATCGTAATTTTCTGATTGGAGAAGGATATATTGATGCTTTTAGATATAAGCCTTTTTTAAATAAACTGGAAGAAAAAATTTCTAACAATGAGACCGTACAAGGTAGCGTGGAAATTTTCAGAACAGACAATAATGATGAAATTGTATATAGGTATGGTTACAAAGAAAGGGGACGTATTCCTGAAGAATTTATTTTCTCAGGATATGCACTACTCGGTGTACGACCATCGGATATGCAAGCAAAATTATTGGAATTAAACAAAAACATAGAAAGTGAGGAAAAAACAGAAATGGATGAAAAGTATATTGCTCTTATTACTGACTCTGTAAAGCAGACAATTACAGAAGTTAATAGTAAGAATGCAGAATTTGAAAGCACAATTTCTGAACTTAATGAAAAGATTGCAGAAAAGGACGGCACAATCTCTGAATTAAATACTAAGATTGCAGAACTTGAAGCAAGCAAGGCTGACAGTGAAAAGACAATCGCTGAACAGAACAATAAGGTTACAGAACTTGAAAATGAAGTAAATGCAATTAAGACTGAAAAAGCTATTGCAGAAATGAACGAGGCTATTAAGGGATTTAGCGATGAGGAAAAGGGTTATGCTGAAGCTGAAATTAAGGCATTTACAGAATCTCCTCTTACATCCGAAATCAACAGCATTATCACAAAGATTCACGCTGGTATTGGTGCAAAGCTTTTAGCTGACAAGGCAAAGGCAGCAGAAGAAAAGAAGACACTTGAAACAAACGCAAAAACTGATTGTGATATTTTCGGTGATATTGATGACAATGGTTCTGACAAAACAGACGATGGTTCTATTTTTGATTAATTAAGAAAGGAAGACAAAGAAAATGATTAAGCCCTATACTATTGAAATGATTGAAAAACTCGCAGTAACAGATGGTACTGTAAAGGCTGCCGCTGGTGGCACAAAGAACTGCTTTATCGGTATTGTAACAGACGGTGTTGTTGCACCTGCTGATACAACTGGTGCAGGTATGAAGCTTTTTGCTAATTATGGCAAGGGTGATGATATGTACAAGGAATTTACAACACCTGAAGGTGAATGTGTAACAGCTTGGGATATTGAAGCATGGATGGGTAAGGAATTACAGGCAACTCCTGAATCCATTACTTATGCTGAAGGCGAAACTTATGCTGATATTACAGTAGGTACAGAAATGAAGGCTGGTACTGATGGTAATCTTGTTATTGGCACAGCTACAACTGGTGATATTTGCTTTGTGGTTGTTGAAAAGATTAACTTTGGCGGCAATGGTGTAAGAGTTAAGATTGTTAAGAAGGCATAATTAAAAAAGAAAGGAACGAAAGACAATGAGTTATACTATTGAATTAAACAACGCAAAGCGTGATGACACACTTTTTACAAACAAGTTTAAGCCTACATCTAAGGTAGTAGAAATTTATTCTGCTCTTGTAGATGGTAAGGATACATCTAAGTATGGTAAGGAAACAGACAAGACTGTTGACTATGTAAAGTCTCTTGGTGCAGGTATCGCTAATGGCGATGGTAAGGCAATGGCTGAACTTAACACTCTTAGAAAGTATTCCATTGAACCTGTTCTTATGAAGGAATTTAAGCTTTTTGATGTATTTGGTACATATAAGGCTCTTGGTTTTGATGAATCTATTGAAGTTGAATCTGAGGAATACATCGGTGAAAAGTCCAGAGTACAGGCACTCAATGCTGATGTAGTATTCCCTGCTTACAAGAAAGAAAAGTACGCAGTTGGTACAAAGACCATCTCTGGTGGTTGGGCAACTGATTATCGTAAACTTCTTCTTGGTGATATGTCTGTAGAAAATGAAGGTAAGGCACAGACAAGACTTGATATTATGAACAAGGCTAAGAGACTGGTTCTTGAAACTGCTTTTGCTGCAACAAAGAAGGCAAACATCAACTACGGCTTTGAAGGTGCAGGTCTTACAAAGGCTGGTGCTGATAACGTTCTCAAGAATGTTCGTAGACTTGGCAAAGACACATCTGTAATTGGTACTTATGGTATTCTTTCTCAGTTTACACCTTGGGCTGGTTACAACCCTGAACTTACATACGACACTACAAGATGGGGTATTTCTGAAAAAGACCTTATTGACCTTAGAAATATGGGTCTCCTTGGCGGTTATAATGGTGCTGCTCTTGTAGAAATTGAAAATCCTTATGACTTTACAGCAAGAAATGCAGACGGTACAAACTTCGGTGATATGCTTCCTGATGGTCTTGCCCTTGTACTTGCAAGAGGCGTTAAGTCTCCTATTAATATGTGGACAAGAGGTGGTTTAACCACATTCACAGGCAACGATGTTTCTACAGGTCACGTTCTTAGCAGATTTGATATGGAATTTGCGGTAGACGTAACAAAGGGTCGTGAATATCTTATCGGAACACTTCACGATACAAATCTTGATGACCTCAAGTAATTAAAATAATAGTAGTGACGGTAGATAAATTCTTACCGTCACTATTTTAATTTAAAGGTGAATATGAAAAGTAATTACTTTTATTCTTATTCAAAGAAATTAACTCATTTTATTAGAGCATTTGGAATCTCTTATGTTGAAATAGGTATTAATCCAAATACAAATCAAAAATATTATAGTTTTGAAAAATCTGATAAATTAGATAAAATTATTTCTTTTTATAATGAAGTTAAACATAAATTCGATTAGTTGAAAAGGAGAAAATATTATGGCAGGTAGACCGCCCAAGAACAAAACAGAAAATGTAAGTGAAGAAATTGTACAGGAATATACAACAGAAACAGAAAATGAAGTTGTTGAAACCGCAACATCTTATGATACTGTTGAAAACTTAAATTATGAAGAAAAAGTTACAATTCGCAGTATTGCCCCTTGGAACACTGGTTTCGTCAAAAGTGAAACTAATGGCGAAATAAATCTTGCTCCTAATGGAACAGCAAGAATTTCAAGAGCTGAAGCTATTGCACAGTTTGAAAAGGGAAATAAATTAATTTGTGGCGATGGCACAGGAAATCATGCTACAATTTATATTGAAGATGAAAAAACAAAAGGGTATCTCGGTATTCAGCAAACAGTAATTTCTGATAAGTTTATTCGTTCTCTTTTTGCAATAGAGGGTGTAGCTGATTTTGAAAAGGCTATTTCAGAAACATTTTACACTCGTGCTGAAAAGAGTATGTTAATTAATAATATTCGTAAATATAAGTACAATGAGTATAACAAAGTACGTTTCTGTGAAATTCATTGCGGAATGACTGTATAAAAAGGTTGTGAGTACAATAGAAAATACTACAGAAATTGATGTTATCAATAGTTTTCATTCACATCCGTTAGTCAAAAAGGCTCTCCCAAGTGGATTGGAACATCAGTTTTTTCTTAGTGCGTTAGCAATCTATGAACTTGAAATACAGGAATTAGGTTATATTGAGGGAGAAGATTGTTTCGATAAGGATATAGGTCGTACACCAATATATACACTTGGTTTATTAATGTATGTAGAGTTTTTGACTCGGGAATTGAATAAGATTGAAAAAATGAATGGCTTTTATGGAAAAGATATTCATATGACGGGTTCAGATGGGTCTAAAAGAATTACAATGGAAGATTTAAAATTTGAACTTGAAAGAGCAAATGACTATCTTTACAAACAGAAAAAGCATAGTTTTAATTAAGGCGGTGGATTATGTTTGAATGGTATTTAGACACTCCACAGCCTACATTTAATAGCGGTTTTGAAAATGATGATTTTGACGATTATGTTCAAGACGGATTTGAAGAATTGCTTACCGAAACTAAATTAGGTAAAGATATATTTCTCTGTAAAGGTGTTTTTGACGGAGAAAAGTTTGAAGTTGAAACGCCGACAAAAGGAATTATTCAATCTGAAACACCTGATGCTTATACTCAGGGTTGGAAAAGACAATTACTTGCGAGAATAGGAGAAATATCTGATTATAAGTATGTTCGATATGATGGTTATATTTGGGTAATTATCACCGAGCCTTTTGATAATTGCATTTATGACAAGTGTGTTATACATATGTGCAATTATGTTTTAAAGTGGCAAACAGCAAGTAAAAAGATTGTATATTATCCTGCTTGTATTGAAAACGCAAGTCAATATAATACAGGAGAAGAGGGAGATAAGACAATTACACTTGGTTATAATCAGTTAATGGCTTATATTTCGATGGATGAAATATCTGTTACTATTGACAGAGAATTACGGTTGTTTGTAGACTACAATACTACCAACCCCCTTCCCTATAAGGTTACACGACCTGATACTGTATGTTTTTCATATGGTAAAGGTAGAGCAATGTCTATAGTTCTCACTGAAAATCAGTTTAATCCTGAAACAGACTCAATCGAAAATTGGCTTTGTGATTACTTTCCTGCTTCAGCAGAAACCATTACTATTGTATATTCAGGTAATCCTACAATTCGTATAGGTGGGCAAAAAACACTTAGAGTTGATACAGACAAGTCTGTAATATGGTCTGTTGAAAGTGAAATAGGTGCTACTATAACACCTGATGGTAATTCTGTCAAGGTTAAATGCCCAAGTGGAGATTTTGTTGAACAGACAATTACTGTTAAGGCAGAAGTTAATGGTGTTGTTGGTGAGTGTGTATTAACAGTTACGGGAGGTGTTTGATGATGGCTGATAATTCTAAAAGAGATAATCTTATTGAGGACTATCGTACTGTTGTGACAAACACTATTCTTTCAAACGAAGTTATTGTTGACCTTTTAAGTGAAGGTAGGCTTACCGTTGAAGAACCTGATGACCTGTTATGGAAACATTTAGTACCACAACAGTATGTGCCTGAAACTATTACAGAAACAGGCTCTTATATTCTCTATGATATTGACGAGAATGTTTTATATTCTCGCAATAGTACAAGAAGTACATATACAGAACTTACTTTATATTTTTGGATTTTTACACATAAAAGTTCTTTGCCATATAAAGGCAGATTAAGAAATGATGTACTTTCAAGAGAATTAAAGGCTATGTTTAACGAAATAGACAATATGGGTATAGGCAAAAATCATCTGCTTTACAATAAGGTTTACAATTCGGGCAATTATAAGTATATGGGCAGAATGATGGCTTTCAAGATTACTGATTGGTCGGACAAGATTAGATTAAGTTAGAGGTTTGAAATATGATTAATAAATATAGTTTGCTCTCAAAAAAAGAGTATAAAATAACCGATAACTTAATTATTCACATACCTACTGTAAGGGAAATCCATGAAAATCAAGGCGATGAGGAAAAATATTTTGAATTAGTTTCATTATTTACTAAAACGCCTTGCGATGCTATGGTTGAACTTGATGATATGGGAAAAGACTATACTCAAACAAAAGAATATGAATTGTTTACTATATTATTTGTATCTTTTATGGCTCAATCGCAAAACTATAATGATAAATATTGGAAGATGATATTTCCCTATTTAGATTTAAAAAAGATGCAAATGAATATAAACAATGAGAATATGCTTGAAGTTTATGACGAAAATGGTAACATAGTCATAAATGAGCAAATTTATCTCAAACTTGCTGATGTTTTAAGAAATATTATATTTACGGAGAAAAATATGGAGCATTATAAAGTTCCTGAAGTTGAAACACGAAAATATATTATTCAAAGGCAACGTTTAAAACGCCAACGAGAGTTGGAAAGGCAAAAAAGATATGGTAAAAAATCCTCGTCTCAAATAGACGGGGCTTTATTATTTTTAGTCAACAATGCTAATTTCAAATACAATTTTGAAACAGTAAAAGACATCACTCTTTATGATTTATTTGCAAGTTTACAGCAGATTAATCAGAACATTAACGTAGACGGATTAATGTCTGGATATTGGGCTGGCAATGTTGACTTAAAGAAAGTCGATAAAAAGACTTTAAACAGAATGATATTATAAAAATGGAGGAATAATTATGGCTGGTATTGCAATGCTTGAAGGCTGGACAATTACATCTGTAGAAACTATTGAAAACTATTCCAGAGTAGATGATACTTGTCTTTCTATTCTTGATGAAATTAAGAATGTTTCTCTTAACAACTCTGAAAACAGTGCAGATGTAACTGGTAAGAATGAAAACGTATTATTTACAATTAAGAAGGCAAAGGCTGTTGATTGCTCTGGTACTTCTGGTTACATTTCTGGTAACTTACTTGCTCTTCAGACAGGTTCTGAACCCGTTGAAGGTAAGTTACAGATTAGAAAGAGAGAAACATTAAAGTTTGGTACAGATGCTACTACTGTAACACTCGCTGAAAAGCCTGTTGGTACAGAAGGTGCAGAAATTCTTTCTTTACTTGTTACTGTTGAAGGTACTACTACAAAGTATACACAGGATACAGCAGCAGGTGCTTCTGCATTTGCTCTCACAGATAAGACTATCACACTTCCTACAGATACAAATGCTAAGGAAGGCGAAGTAGAAGTTGTTTATAACTTTGAAGCTGAAGGTGCATCTGTTGGCAACCGTGCTGATACATATGGTAAGACAACTCACACATTTATTAACTGTCTTGGCAAGAATACTTGTGATGAAACTTACTTTATTCAGATTGAAATCTATCGTGCAGACTGGACATCCAACTTCGGCTTTGATATGGGTGGAGATGGCACAGAACATCCCTTTGAGTTCAAGAGCCTTGTTGATAAGTGCAATGGCGACAACAAGTTCTGGGATTTCAAGGTTTACAAGACTGCGTAATTGAACTATGGCTGATATTTACAAGAAGTGTCTTGTTTGTGGAAAGGAATTTAAGGTTTGTAAAACCTGTTTGCCTCATGTTCCTGAAGAATTACAGTGGCGAAGAGTAGTTTGTTGCTCTTCACACTTTAATTATCATTTACCTATCATTAGATATGCAAGAAATGAAATTTCAAAAGAACAAGCAAGAACTGAATTACTTGAGGCTATTGAACTTTATGGCGAAATTGAGTTTGCTGATAATATTAAACCTATTGTAGATGAAATATTAAAGGTAGAACGCAAGAAGTCTAAAAAGAAAGAAATTATTGCGGAAGAAGTTGTTTCCGCTGATGAAATTATTGAATAAAAAAGAAAGGGCGGTATTGTTGTTATGCTTAAACGGAATACTGCCCTATTTTTTACGATAAAGGACAGATTAAATGAAGAAATCAAAATACAATGTTGATTTATCCGAGAAAGGAAAAGCAAAACGTACATATCAAGGAATTGTGTTTGATAGCGAGACAGAATTGAAATTCTTATTAGAATGGATAGAGCCTAAATTAAAGATAGGCGAAATCTTATCCTATGAAAGACAAGTTCCTTATATATTGCAAGAAGGATTTATCAACTTTGAGGGTAAAAAGATATTACCTATTAAATATGTTGCAGATTATGTAATAACATTTTCTGATGGTAGACAAATTGTAGTTGATGTTAAAGGGATTCCAGATAGTTTAGCAAAGGCTAAGAAAAAAATGTTTGAGTTCAAATATAGAGACATTCCTTTCTATTGGTATTGTCGGAGCATTAAGTATTCTGACGGTGATAATTGGATTGTCTATGAAGAACTTGAAAAGAGACGTAAAGCAGATAAAAAATCTAAAAATAAGAAAGTTGAGGATTAAATAAATGGTAGAAATTAAAAATGTGATTTCATTTGACGAATTTAATGCAATCGTAAACAAGGTTGTTGATGATTGTTTTGAAGAAGGCAAATACTCCCCTGCTTATTATGAGATTTCATTAAGAACAGCATTACTTTGTGCTTTTGCACCTGATTTCAGTTTAGGCAATTTCGATGATAATAATACCCTTTTTGAAATTGTTATGGGTGACGAAGCAAATGAAACTCTCTGTACAATTAGACAGAATACAATGTATCCTTATATTGAAGAAACTATTAAGAACGCTATTGATTATCGTATTAAGATACTCGCATCAAGTCCTATGTCTATGGCTGATATGGCACTTGCTACTTTAATTGATACATTTACAGCAAAGGTAAATAGTATTCCTGAAATTTCAGCAGAAAACATTGAATTACTTACACAGGTTGCAAAGAATACACAGGACAATAATTTTGCTTCAAACCTTGTAGATACAATGCTTGATAAAGGTCTGTTAGCTAAACCTAATCGTGAAACTCGCAGAAAGAATGGTCAGCGTTCCACAAAAGCAAAGACCAATGTTGTAAAGGAAGATGAATAATGATAATGTACACAAAGAAGTTAGAATATGTAGTTACTTGTAGTGTCGGTGGAAGATATGCTTCATGTCTTGTTAATAGTTTTAGTAAGATAGATTCTACCATTCTTTTTAGCAGAAAATGGGGACGTACCGTAAATGCAAAGTCGCTCATAGGTGTATTGAGTTTGCAGATTCAGGCTGGTGAACCTATTACATTAATTGTGGAAAATACAAATGAAGAACAGTTAAATAAGGATTATGAAAAGATAATCAAGATTATGGAAGAAGAATAAAACATGGAGTGAGAATAAATGGCTAAAGTCTGTAAAAATTCACAGGAACTTTACAATGAACTTATGAAAACGATTAACAAGAGCCTTAAAGATGACGTTGCTCCTATTGTAAAGAAAGTTATGTTAGACCGTATTGACGAAGAGGTTTATAGAAAATATGAACCGTCATATTACATGAGACGTGGAAAAGATGGCGGTTTAGCTGACCCTGATAATATTGTTTCTGAAATTGTTTATGATGGTTGTCTATCTGTAACAAATGAAACACTTGGTAGAGAATTTTATTTTTACGAGGGTGAACCTGTCCGTAGTGATAATGCAGACAAGCCTATTGCTGAAATTATTGAAACTGGCGAGGGGTATGACTATTGGGAAGGGGCATTTCCTCGTCCTTTTATGCAGTCTACAGTAGACAAATTAAAAGAAACTGATTTAGTAGAAATAGTTCTCAAAAAAAGTTTAGAAATGAAAGGATTGGAGGTAAAGTAATATGGATATGGATAGTTTAGCTATACTTGTCAAGGCGATATTAAGTCTTAAAGATGTAACCGACAGCAAGAAACAGATTGCAAGTGAACTTCCTAAACTTGAAAGTCAACTCCAATCTGATAAGAATACAAGAGTTAAAATTATTGCAGGACTTGATGTTGCAAAGTCAAAGAAGGTAATTCAATCACAGATTGATACTCTTTCGTCACAGTTAAGCGGTAATACTATTAAGGTTGGTCTTGAAGTCACAAAGAATAATGGTATTCAAACTGTTATTGGTGGGTTAAAACAAATACAAACACAAGCCCAGAAAACAAACAATACCGTTCAGCATATAAATAATATTTCAAACAAAGGATTTATTTCTGATAAACAAATACAGGCAACGTTTAACTCTTTAGAAAAAGCAGAAGAATATTTTAAAAATTTTAATGTTGGCGAAGTAACATCTGTTTTTAATAAAGGTGAATTGCAAAATATTAAAGATTTTACTATTAGAGTAAAATCTGCCACAGGCGAAATTGAGCATTTTAAATACGTTGCGTTTAATGATGGTGATGACCAAAATCCTGTTTGGAAATATCAATTACAAAACATAAACGCATCTAATGAAGGGATTCAAAGATTATTTAAGAGTACAGAGAAAGCAAGGTCAAAATATTCTCGTCTTTTAGCTGATTTTAAGAGTACAAATAGTGCCATTGAATCTGGTCTTGCAAAACCTATTGCAGATTTTGAAAAAGTTTTAAATGGACTTGGCTCTACGTCTTCTGTTGATGATGTGGAAAACGCTTTCCAGTCATTAAAACAGTCTGCAAGTGAGATTACACGTTATCTTGACACTGCCAACAATTCTTTTAATAAAGCAACAAATGCTGTAAACAATTATAAGAATATGGATAATGTTCTTAAAGAAATGTCTACAACATTTGATAACCTTACAATTAAACCTGAAGGCTTGCGTTCTGAATTAGACAAGGTAGAGATTGAATTAAAAGAATTACAAAAGATCGAAGAAGAGCAAGGCTATTCTGTAGAATGGGCGAAAAAATATCACGAAGTTAATCTTGAGGTTTCTAAATTAAAAGCCAATATTGAACTTGCTGCAAAAACAGAAAGTAAATCTCAAAAGGCTGACAAGAATTCTGCATATCAAACACAATTAAAATATCTTAATAAGATTAAAGAAGAAACCAATACTATTATTTCTTTAAAAAAAAAGATAATTAATGCTGGCGAAGAAGAAAGTGCTGTATATCAACATGAAATAACCAAAGCACAAAAACGCATTCAATATGATGTTCAACAGCTTCAAAAGAAAAAGTTACTCACTAACGAAGCACAACGCCTTGTGAATACATATCAGGAAGAAATTGCTTTGCAAGATAGAATTAATTCTGCAAAATCAAGTGATAAAGCAATAACTCAACAGATTTCTGATATGAAAGCGTATCAGAAACAGATTGAAAACGCTATTTCATCGCTTGATGGATTATATAATAAAAACACCTTTACCAAGAACAAGAATAACCCACAAGTTTCACAGGTAAAGGCTGAAATTGATTCTATCAGAGCTGAATATCAGAAGTTATATGCTGAATTACAGGCTAATCCTACATCTCAAGGACTTGAAACAGTTAAGACCAAGTTAGCTGAACTTGATAAGAGATTTAAGACTGCAACTGCTTCTGCGGATGCGTTTGAAAAAGAATTAAAGTCTGAAACTGGTAGTAAAGCTTTAAAGCAGAGGATTCAGTTATTAACTCAACAAATTAAGGCATTCCAAACTGCCAATACAAAGGCAAGTAAAATATATTCAGATGAATTTGCTGAATTATTTGCTGGACTTGATAATCCCAATATTGACGAAAGAGGTTTTAATGAACTTTATAAAAAGTTTCAAATTTTAAGACAAGAAATAAAAGCCACTGGTAATGCTGGGAAAACGATGTTCCAGTCTATTGGCGACTCTATAAAGAAATTTAGCTCTTGGATGTCTATGACATATGCTGTTTCCCAGTTTGCAGGTGCTTTAAGAGATTCAATTAATGAACTTAAAGAAGTAGATACTCTTTTAACCGAAATCAGTAAAGCAAACGACAAACTCACTGATTCCATGTTAAAGCAAATTGGGAATAATGCTTTTGATATAGCTTCAAAATATGGTAAACAAGCAACTGACTATTTATCTGGTGTTCAGGAAATGGCTCGTGCTGGTTATGAAAATGTTGAAGCAATGGGAGAACTTTCAACCGCAGCTCAAGGTGCTGGCGATATGACTGCTGATACCGCTAATGCTTTTATTGTAGCAGCGGATAAAGCCTACCACATGAAAGGTTCTGTAGAGAAATTAACGGAAACATTGGATGGTATTAACTATATTACTAACCATAATGCCGTAAATATGTCTGAGTTATCAGAAGGTTTCTCTATCGTAGCTTCTACCGCAGCTTCTTTTGGTATTCAAGCAGACCAATTGACAGCAGCTCTTGGTACAATGTCTGCCGTTACACAGCAGAGTGGCTCAGAAGTCGCAAGAGCATTTAAAGCTATTTTACTTAACATTCGTCAAGTATCCGATGAAGAAGAAGGTATTGATGCAGAAGGTCTTACCAAGTATGAAGCGGCTTGTAACGCATTAGGTGTTTCTTTGAAAGAAACCAAGGATGGTGTATTACAAACTCGTGATGCGATGGAAGTTTTAAAAGAACTTTCTGTTGAATATAGCAAACTTAGCGAAGATGATTTAAGAAGAACAAATTTACTTAATTCTGTTGGTGGTAAATTACGTTCAACACAGTTGGATGCTCTCTTACGCAACTGGGATACTTATGAATCTATGCTTCAACAGTATGCCGATGGAAGCGGCTCGATGGCTCGTGAGGCAAATAAAATCTGCCTCGTTGCATAGAAATGTGCAACATTAACATATTTAATTGCAGGTAATACCTAAAGCCTTGCACCACAATAGTTGGGAAACCAGACTATGATGGTTTTAAAACGCAAGGATGTAACAATGGTTGTTCTGCAACCAAGTACCCTAACGTATTCCGTAGACCATACGGTACTTTAGTCGAGGGTAAAGGCTCACAGACTATCCCCAAGTCGGGATTTGGAAATATTACTTATGTAATTATAAAATAAAGGTGGAAATCCTGAATATCCAAATCATAAGGAGTACGGCTCAATCGCAAATGGAGTCGGTGAAAATCCGTTAAATGGAAAAGGTATGCTTGCTGCTTATTAAGCGTGAGTAAAAAATAGTCGAGACTTATACGAAAGTATAAGATGTTGTTGATTGATTTTTAGAGAATTAATACTTCTCTTTTTACAGAGGTAAAAAATGAAATTATTAAATAATAAATACAAATGTGAATCTGTACGTTTATGCAGATTTTTATATTCTCTTGGTTTTGAAAAAGAGTCAAGATTTGATGAAAACAAAAAAGAATATTGGTTATTTGAAAGAAGTCAAGATTTGCAAAAATCTTTAGACTTCTTTTTTAGTATGCGAAGAAAACAAAAGGATAAATAGCAATTAAATTATTAAAGGAGCAAATGATTGTATGAAAAATATACAAGAAGATTTAATTAAAAATATCGTTGAAGATTATAAAAACGGATTAAGTGTTGATGAAATTAGCAAGATATATAACGAATTTTCACCATATTTAGTCAGGAAAATTTTAAAAGAAAAAGGTGTCTTAAGAGGATGTCATTTTACTGAAGAAGAATTAGAAAATATAAAATCTGATTTTTTAAATAAATTGACCTTAAAAGAATTATCTCAGAAATATGACCGTCCCGAAGAAACAATTAGGAAGAAATTGCAAAAAATTGGTGTTTATAATACACGAGAACAAAATCCTTATACTGACGAAGAAATATCCATATTAAAAACATATTATCCTCTTGGTGACTGGGAGAATATATTTAAATTGTTACCCAATAGAGATAAATCTTCAATTGCAATGAAAGCATTTAAATTAGGATTGGTTAGAGAAAATTGGAAATGGAAAGAAGAACAAATAAAGGAAATAATCAATAAAAAGGGATTTAATCTATTATCTGAATTTACTACAATTAAGGATAAGCATAAAATAATTGATAATAACGGATATTTATATTATATTCCATTAACCAATCTTGTTTATAATAATTGCACTCCATTGATATTTTCAACAGATAATATATACACAATTGATAATATAAAAACATATATAAAATTAAATGATATAAATTGTGATATACTTTCTGATATTTATATTAATAATACCAATAGTCTGAAATGGAGATGCCAATGTGGAAAAGTTTTTCTTTGTCCTTGGAACAGTTTTCAAAGTGGAAAACATCAGTGTAATGAGTGTTCAAAAATAGAAGGTTATGCTCAAAAAGCTTTTTCTATCAATGAAGTCAAAGAATTAATCAAAGATAAACCTTTTTCGATGATTGATAGCACTTTTACCACACTATCCAAAGGATTTAGTGCCATAACAAATGACGGTTATAAAATTTTAGTAAATCGTGATAATATTTATCGAAATAATATGCCCGAAATTTTTCACAAAAACAATCCATACACAATACATAATATCAATCATTATCTACAACTAAATAAGAGTGAAACAAGATTGATTAGTGACGAATATGAAGGAAATAATAAAAGGTTAAAATGGGTTTGTGGTTGTGGCAACGAATTTGAAAGAAGTTGGAATAGGGTGCTTCAAGGTGCTTCTTTGTGTAAACACTGCTCTGATATTAAAAAGTATAAATCACAAAAAGAACAAGAATTTGAATTAGTAAAAGAATATTTTAAAAATAAACATTATAAACTTTTATCTACTGAGTATATAAATAGCCATTCAAAACTTAAGTATATATGTGAGAAACATAAAGATAAAGGAATACAAGAAATTACTTGGTCTCATTGTAAACACAGAGATGCTGGGTGTAAATATTGTGCAAATGAGAAAATTGGTGCTTTGCATAGAATCCCTGAAGATGAAATAAAGTCAATAACGGAAAGTAAAGGATTTATTTATGACCACGTTGAATATTCTGTTACTAATAACAATAAAACCCTTATTTATTATTTTTGTCCCAATCATCGTGACAAAGGAGTCCAAACAAAAGTTCTTTCGGATATGAAAAAGTCAACAGGACAATGTAATTATTGTTTAGGAAGAGAAAGAACGCATGAAGATTTTGTGTCAGAAGTATATGCTAAAAACCCCAATATTATAATTTTAAGTAAATTTACAAAAACTGACGATGATATTCAATGTAAATGCTCTATTGATGGGCATATATGGACAAATAGTGCAAGAAATTTACTTCAAGGACAAAATTGTAAATTATGCACTGCAAGACAATCTAATGCGAAAAAAAGACATACTAAAGAGTGGTTTTTATCTAAAATGGCGGAATTACATAAAGATATAGAAATATTGTCAGAATTTACAGATATGAAATCAAAATTGAAATGTAGATGTAAAATAGACGGTCATGAATGGGAAACTACGGCAGATGGCTTGATTAATGGTAAAAGGGGTTGTATTCTTTGTTCTTGGACAAATAATGGATTAAGATGTAGAAAGACAAATGAACAATTCTTAGAAGAACTGTCGAAAATTAATCCTGACATTATACCATTAGAAGAATATGTCCACGACCATCATAAAATTAAATGCAAGTGCAAAATTCACAATTACGAATGGTATGCTTCACCAAATAAAATATTATGCAGAAAAACTGGTTGTCCCAAATGTGCAAGTTATCATAATGAAAATAATATTGATGAAATTTTAGATAACTGGGGTTATAAATATACAGCCCAAAAAAGATTTGAAGATTGTAAAGATAAGAATACACTACCATTTGATAGATACTTGGATGACTTTAATGTATTAATAGAATATGATGGCGAAGGACATTATATACCTATTAGACGTGGGAATATGACACAACAACAAGCAGAAGAAAATTTAAAAATTATACAATATCATGATAATATTAAAAATGATTATTGTAAGAAAAACAAAATACCTTTAATACGAATACCCTATTGGGAAAAAGACAATTTAGAAGTAATTTTGTTTGATAATTTATTAAAATACAATGCAATAGAAATTGCAGAATAATTAAAATCAAATCAACAACTAATATCATATTGCGAATGATATTGAATATTATGAGATAAGACAGCCAAGAGTTTGGAAGGTAGCCTTAATCGCCTTTCTAATACATGGACAGATACCGTTGAAAATGTATTAAATGCCGATGATTTAACTACAATTGTAGATGGTTTAAACGGTATTTTAAATGTTATAAATTTCTTAACAGAAAAACTTGGTACATTAGGCACAATCGGTTTAGGCGCAGGTATCTTTGCTGGTGTAAAAAATGTCGGTAGGACTAAAATGTATGTCCTCAATTAAAACATAAGTTTTAAAATTGCCGACAGTAATGTTATTTCCTTTGGATACAAAGGTTTTAGGCATTACCTCTTATGAAATACATAGGAGTAAACGAAGCCTCAATATGCTGGGAACTAAGTCAACCTCATACTACACTTATATAATGGTAACAGTATATAATCGTAAAAATGTATGAACTCTTGGGGTCAGCAGGGACAGTTCTCTATGAGAAAAGCCCTCACCGTAGCGACAACAGGTGGTAACAGTTATATGAAACGATGACTGTTATAATATGCGCTCGATACTGGTCTGAATACGAAAGACTTAAATTATATAGGTAGGTTCTTGCCCCTCCCTATCGTATGTGTGGAACTCTTGTGTCGGAGTTTCGGTAAGAAGACACAATTATTATGAATTATATATCATTGTATTATTTTATCTTTTGTACTATAATATTGCGGTAGCTACAGAAGAGAAAGATATAATGAAAGACAAAATAAAACAAGCCTTATCATATAGAAAGGCTCGTAGAATAAAAGAGATATTCGTTTGTAGAAACGGTGATTCCTTCCCTGTCTGCCCTAAATGCAAATCAACTCTTGAAAGAGATTATCAAGCATTTTGTGATAGATGTGGACAGAAACTTAAATGGAAGAAATATTATAAAGCAAAACTTATATACAAGTAAGTTCTTCATCTTGTAATAATTCATTTGCTCTGTTAATAAAATTATCTGTATCAGGACAGATATTAGCAAGGTATAAAACCAAAGTTGTAGAACTACAAAGATTTCTACCTGATTT